GAAATGTTAGATGAAATAGAAGAACTTTATTTTAAAGGTTATAGATTAAAAGAAATTTTACAACATTTTAAGAAAACTAATGGATATGTAGAAAATTTATATTATCAAATGTTTAAAAAATGGGAGGGTAAATAAATGAAAAACACACTAGGAGATTTAAACAATCATCTATTCGCACAACTTGAAAGATTATCAGATGAAGATATAAAAGGTGAAGAACTTAAAGAAGAAATAGAAAGGGCAAAAGCAGTAACGAGCATTTCTTCAAGTATCATTCAAAATGCAAATTTAGTATTTCAATCTAAAAAGTTCATGAATGACTTATGGGATGCAGATACTGATTTACCGAAAATGCTGGAGGGGTAGGCATGAGAAAAGTTTATACAGATGAACACATTGATTATCTTAAAGAAATATCACTAGGAAAAAATAATAGAGAAATAACTAAATTATTTAATGCAAAATTTGATATGGACAAAGGTGAAAGTGCTATACGGAATTTGAGAAATAAACATAGAATAAAATGTGCTAACAATGGATTGGTGCAAATGTATAAAGAAAAACATATTGATTATTTAAGGAAAATAGCTCCTGATAGGACAAATGAAGAGATAACAGAGTTGTTTAATAAAAAGTTTAACATGAATAAAAGTCCAGGAGCTATAGCATCCATAAAATATAAAAACAAAATAAGCTCTTTTGATATACCTAAAGAATACACAAAGGAAGAAGTAAATTATTTAAGAAAAATAAGTTATGGCAAAACTAACAAGGAAATTACACAAATGTTTAATAAAAAATTCAATTCTAATAGAAATGAAAGTGGGATTCATTGTGTAAGAATGAAATATAAAATATACACAGGTGATGATGGAAGATTTCAAAAAGGGAACTTTTCTCCGAATAGAGTTTCTATGGGAACTGAAAGGATAACCAAAGATGGATATATACAAGTAAAAATCAGGGATGGAAAACAACAAAGAAATTGGAGAGGAAAACATATATTAGAGTGGGAAAAGGTAAATGGATCCTTGCCTGAAGGTCATGCAATTATTTTTGGAGATGGAAATAACAGGAACTTTGATATAAACAATTTAATATGTGTAAGTAGAAAGCAACTACTTGGATTAAATAGACATAATCTCATACAGGAAGATTCGGATCTTACAAAAACAGCTATAAATATTGTAGATTTAAAATATAAGATAAGTGAGAGAAAGAAATAAATAAATTAACCAATTTATCTAAGGAGGATATATAAAATGAATTTAAAAGAATATCAAGAAAAATCAAAGAGAACTCTTAACAATAATCTAACTAAATACGAGCAAGTAGATAACATGGTTTATGGAATCCTGGGAGAGTCAGGGGAAGTAGTAGACATTTTGAAAAAATCTAGATTTCAGGGACATGTCTTAGATAAAGACAAGTTAAAAGAGGAAATAGGAGATGTAATGTTCTATATTGCTAATTTATGCAACTTACTAGATTTAGATCTAGAAGAAATCATTCAACAAAATTACAATAAACTTCTTAAAAGATACCCAGAAGGATTTTCAACTGAGAGGAGTGTTAATCGTGAATAAATCATTAATACATGAAAAAATATGTGATGAACTAAATGAATTATATATAACTAAAAATAAAGAATATGGTGATAGTTTCGGAAAAGCTTATGAAGATATAGGACCTATAAGTGCAATAACTCAAATTTATCACAAAACTCAAAGGCTAGTAAACATATATAGTAAAGATGAAATAGTACATGAAAGTTTAATAGACAATCTAAAAGATTTAGCAAATTATGCAATCATGACAATAATAGAATTGGAGGAATAATAATGAGTGGTGGAAGTTATAATTATTTATTTGGACAAGTTGATAATGAATATGTAGGGAGTATGTTTGATATTGAGTTGAATGACATGATGTATGACTTAGTAAAAGTATTGAAAGATTTAGAGTGGTGGCAAAGTGGAGATATAGGAGAAGAAGAATATAGAAAAACAGTAAAAGGTTTTAAAGATAGGTGGTTTGGTAATAGAGTGGGAATAAATAATAGAACGGTTATAGGAATATTGAAAGATGCTATAAAAGAAATAGAAGATCTATAGGAGGACAAGTCTATTGAAGAAAACTCTAAGACAATATAACTCTTTAATACAAGAAATAAAGGAGCTTAATGAAGAAATAGAAAAGATGAAAAATAAAAAATATAGTTATGAAAAAGATAGTGTAACAGGATCTAATGCAGAATTTCCATACCAAGCTATGAATTATAACATTGAAGGAATAGTGCCTGTAGATACAACAGTAAAAGAAAGTATGCTAACTAAAAGATTGAATAAGTGTGAAGAATTGAAAATAGATATAGAGCGATTCATATCTGATATACCAGATAGTCTTACTAGAAGAGTATTTAGATATAGATATATTGAAGGACTAGAGTGGAGACCTATAGCTAGAAGAATTGGTAGACATGATGAAAGTTATCCGAGGAAGATGATACATGATAGATATTTAGAGAGGATAAAGCCGATGAGATAACAACGAGATAACAACGAGGCAACAACGAGAGATATATATAATATTTAATATAATCCGTTTAATCCGATTTATATATGTTAATATGGTAATAAGTAGCAATATAAATAATTTCACCCTTTTATATGAATAGGCCTTTAGATTCAATTCTATTGGCCTATTTTATTTGAAAATAAAACTATGTGGCAAATGTTACTATATTTGATATAATAGTGACAAAAGGGGGAATTATAATGAAAAAACAAAGAATTAAAAAACCGTTTTATAAAAGATGGTGGTTTATAGCAATTATAGTAATTGCTATAGCTGGTGCGTTCACAGATACAGATGATACAGATAAAAAAGAAGAAAAGCCAGCAGTTAGTAAAAAGGTAGATGAAAAAGAAAAACCTAAGAAGGAAAAACCCAAAGAAGAAAACTTAAAGATTACTGGAGATTTAAAAATTGAATTTAAAGATAACAAGGCCATAGCAACAATAACAACCAATGCTATTGATGGTAGTGTATTTGAAACATCTATTATAGATAGTAAACTAAATATGGTTAGTGACTTTATTTCTGTTAAAGATGGAAAAGCAATAAAAGAGTTTGAAGTAAACAAAGAATGGGAACCAGGATACTTATCTGGCATAGCTGGAATGAGGTTTAACTTAGACGATCATCCTCAACCAGAAGAAGTAAGAAAATTATATGGAGAAAACGGTGAAAAATTAAAAGGGGATTTTATACAAGAAAATAATGAAGAAGGTTATAATATAAACTTAAAAAATAAAACCGTACCATATCCAGATGAGGCAACTGCGAAAGCTAAACAAGATGAATTATTTAATAAGGCGATAACTGAATTAATTGAAGCTAGTGAAGGAATAATTATAGATATACGACCAAGGTTTGAAAAAGAGGATTGGAGTGCGGTATCTGTAACAGTCAGTGATGTATGGTATAATTCTCAAGAACATGAGAAAGAAAGATTTGCTGAACAAGTTGGAGACACAGTATCTACATTAGTTACAAATGGCGGAAAAGTAGAGCAGAATAAACCGGTATTGGTATATATAATGGATACTTATAATAAAGAGTTAGCATCTCCTAAAATAACCGGAGGTTATAAAATAAAGAAATAAGCTAAAGACACTTACTTATGTAGGTGTCTTTTTATATGGAGTGATAGATGTGTTAAGGAGCTGTAAGCACTGTGGTAGGATACATGATACCAAGGTAGACTGTGGCATGAAGCCTAAGAGGACTAAAGAACCTACTAAGATAAACAAGTTCAGGTGGAGTAGAGTATGGAGGAATAAAAGGAATAGCATTGTAGAGAGAGACAACTATCTATGTCAAGTGTGTAAGGACAATAAGAGATATGTGTATGAGGGACTAGAAGTTCATCACATAGCACCACTGGAAGAGAATTATAATATAAAACTTGAAGAAAGTAATTTAATTACTTTGTGTGTAAATTGTCACAAAAAAGCTGATGCAAATAAAATTGAAAGAAATTATCTGAAAGAATTGATAAAGATACCCCCGGAGTATGATCGTATGGTTTTTTAAAATGTCTGGATACCACATACCCCCAATTGCTCAAAAAAAAATCCCTAAATGGGGCCTAGGAGGTGAGGATATGGCAAGGCCTTCAAAAAGTGTTGCTACAATGAGTAAAAATTTAACCAAAGAAGAGAAAGAAACTAGATTAAAAGTAGAAGAGAAACTAAAAGGTGGAACTAATAAAATAACTCCTCCTAAGCACTTAAATAAAAGTCAAAAAAAAATATTTAGAAATATAGTAAATGAGTTGGAGACAAGCGGAGTATTAGGAAATTTAGATATTTATATACTGTCTACTTGTAGTATAGCCTTAGATAGAATACAAACTATTGAGACTACTATTAATGACGAACCTGGTATTATAGCAGATAAAGATTTAAGAATGGCCAACGATAAATATACAAAAGACTTTTTCAGATGTTGCAATGAACTATCTCTCTCTCCTCAAAGTAGAGCTAAAATAGGAAATATAGCATTACAAACTCAACAAGAGAAACAAGATCCGCTACTTAAGCTTTTGAGTGGTGGTAAGAAATGATATTATTTGATAAGGCCAAGGAGTATGCAAATGATGTAGTATCAGGAAAAGAGCAAACATCAAAAGAGGTAAGGAAACAATGTAAATGGTTTCTTGAAGATATAGGGAAGCAGAAGAAAAATGATTACTCCTACTATCTCAGTGAAGAACATTTAGAAGTAGTAGAAGGTATTTTAAAACTATTAAACTTTGCTACTGGACTAAATGTAGTAGGTAAAAGCGTATTAGAGGGATTAGCTAACTTCCAAGCCTTTTTTTTATGTAATATATTTGGGTGGAGATTTAAAGAAGAGCCCTCTAAATTTAGATATAGAGATATAACTTTATTTATCCCTAGAAAAAATGCAAAAACTTTTATAGCTGCAATAACATTTATAATATTAATGCTAACAGAAGATGATTACTCCGAGTTTTATTCTATATGTTTAGATAGAGAACTCGCGGGATTGGTTAAAAAAGCAATGATCCAAATAATACAAACATCTCCAGCTATAGAAAACCACTTTAAAACAAGTGAAACTTTATCAGGAAAGATAACTTGTAAACTTACTAACAGTTTTTACCAAGCAAGAACTGCTGAAAGTGGTAGAAATAACGGAATAATGCCCAGTGCTTATATAGCAGATGAGATAGGAAACTTTAAAGATTATAAAAATATAAATGCTATGAAGTCAGGACAATTATCAGTTAGGAATCCACTAAGAATAAACCTTACAACTGCTTATGCAGAAGATAAGTCCATAATGCTAGAAGAATTAGACTATTTAAGGAAAATATATAATGAATTAATTGTAGAAGAAAGAACATTTTCTTTACTTTATTATGCAGATAAAGAAAATCTTTGGACAGATGAAGGTATATATCAAGCTAATCCATTAAGGATAGAAGAAAATTATCAAGAGATTAAGGATAATAGAGATAAGGCCCTTGAAAAACAAGGCGAAAGAGAAGAATACCTTTGTAAACACATGAATCACTTTTTACCTAGTAATAGTGGAGAAGAATTTATAAAAATAGAAGATTTAAGAAAATGTAAAGTAGATGAATTTAACTGGGAAGGTAGAGAAGTATGGTTAGGACTAGACCTTGCTCAAACTACAGATAACTGTGGACTTGCTATGGTAACAGAAGATAATGGGACTGTAATAGCAGATGTAAAAGCATTTATTCCTTCTGATAGAATAGAAGAGAAGTCTAAAATTGAAAAAGAAGATTACAGATATCACATAAAGAAGAAAACTTGCTATGCTTGTGGAGATTTAGTAGTAGATTACAACTTTATAGAACAAGTAATAATGGAAATAGAGAGTAAGTATAAAGTTATAGTAATGGGTATAGGCTATGACCGATATAATGCCCTCTCTACTGCTCAAAAGCTAGAACAAGAAGGATATGTAACTGTAGAGATAAAACAGCACTCATCAGTCTTACACCCTGCTACAAAGTTACTTAGGGAGCTTATACTATCTAAGAAATTTAGATATATTGATAATAGATTGTTAGAAGTAAACTTTCAAAATGCAAAGATAGTGGAAGATAACAATAAAAATATCTATGTAAATAAAAAGAGATCTACTGGTAAAGTAGATATGGTAGTTAGTCTGATAAATGCAATGTATATGCTTGAACAAGATTTATTATTTGGAAATGATGGTTTTGCAGTGCAAGTAGTATAGAGAGGTGGTGATATATTGAAATGGCCATGGCAAAAAGAAGAAAGAGCAGAGGAACCGATATCTAATATTGATAATGTTTTATTACAAGCTTTACTAGGAGGATCTACTATATCAAAAAAAGAGGCCCTTAATATTCCTAGCATAAAAAGTTGTATCAACTTTATAGCAGATACAGTGTCTATGATTCCCATAAAACTTTATCAGGCAAAGGATGGTAAAGCAGATGAAATAACAGATGATAATAGAGTCAAATTGCTAAATGATGATACTAAAGATACTTTAGATGCAGTACAATTTTGGAGAGCGTTGATAGCTGATTATTTTTTAGGTAAAGGTGGATACGCTTATATAAAGAAGTATAGAAATCAAGTTGCAAGTCTACATTATGTAGAAGAAGAATTTATTTCTATACAAGAAAACACTGATCCAATATTTAAAGATTATCATATTTTAGTAAATGGGAAAAATTATCTACCTTTTGATTTTTTGAAAATACTTAGAAACTCAAAAGATGGGGCTGAGGGAATTAGCATAATAGAAGAAAATAATCTACTAATAAGTGTAGCTTATAATTCTCTCATCTTTGAAGAAAACTTAGTCAAAAAAGGTGGAAATAAAAAAGGATTTATAAAGTCCCAGAGGAGATTATCAGAAGAAGCTATTACTGCATTAAAAAATGCCTGGAAAAAACTATATAGTAATAACAGTGATAATGTTGTGGTTCTAAATGATGGACTTGATTTTCAGGAATCCTCCAATACAAGTGTAGAAATGCAGCTAAACGAAAATAAAAAATCTAATGCAGACGAGATTTGTAAGATCTTTAATATTCCAGTTAACATCATAAATGGAACTGCATCTAGCAAGGAATACACAAATGCTTTTAAAATGGCAATAATGCCAGTTTTAAGAGTCATAGAGTGTGCTTTAAATAGAGAACTCCTACTTGAAAAAGAAAAGGGTTCTTTTTATTATGCCTTTGATACTAAGGAGATGCTAAAAGGCGACTTGAAAGAAAGATTTGAAGCTTATAAAGTTGCTATTGAATCTAACTTTATGGGAATTGATGAAATCCGATTTATGGAGGATTTACCAGCACTTGGTATAGAGTGGATAAAGTTAGGGCTAGATAGTGTTCTATATGATCCTAAGACTAAAGAAATCTACACACCTAATACCAATCAGAGTCAAAATATAGGAAACTTGAAAGGTGGTGAGAATATTGAGGATAGAGATCCGGAGTGATAGTGTAATTTTAGATGGCTATGTTAATGCAGTTGAAAGATTATCAAGGCCAGTAGTTACTGAAAGAGGTAAATGTGTAGAGAAAATAGAACAAAGAGCCTTTGAAAAGGCTCTAAATAAAGCTGATAATGTTGATTTTTTATTAAACCATAATAAAAATAGGAAACTAGGTTCTATTAAAGAGGGAAATATCGAACTGTTTGAAGATAGTATAGGTCTAAGAGCAATAGCTACAGTTACTGATGGAGAAGTTATTAAAAAAGCTAAAGAACATAAACTTAAGGGTTGGTCTTTTGGGATGTATGTAAATAAAGATAGATTAGAAGAAAGAACTGACAATTTACCAATACGACATGTTGAAGATTTAGACTTAATAGAAGTATCTATAATAGATGATAGACTGAATCCAGTATATACTGCTACATCAGTGGAAACTAGGGCAAATGAAGAGGTAGTAAATGAACAAAGGGGCAGTGAATTCAGAGCAATAACAATAGATAATACGCCTATAAATTATACAGAGTATGAAAACAAAATTAATCAATTAAAAGGAGTGTAGATAAAATGAAAAAACAAAGAGTGTTAGAATTTAGGGCAACAATGAAGACTTTGACAGAACAAAGAAACGATAAGGTGGAGGAACTACAAGCTATAGTTGCCAAAGCTAAAATTGAAACAAGAGCAATGGTAGATGAAGAAGTAAGTAGATTTGATGCACTTGAAAAAGAAATAAAAGAAATCGATAAGACTATAGCAGCTGAAACAAGAGCTAGAGGCTTAGAACTAATTAATGATAAGAAAGATAATAAGAAAATGGAAACAAGAGCAGAGCTTGAAGAAAGAGCTTTTGAAAATTACATTAGAGGAAAAGTTGAAGAAAGAGCAGATATAAATTTAACTGCTGGTGATAATGGGGCTGTTATACCATCATCTATAGCAAATAAAATAATTAAAAAAGTTTATGATATTTGTCCTATATATCAATTAGCAACAAGATATAACGTTGGTGGGACTTTAAGTATTCCTTATTATGATGAATCAACTCAAGCAATTACAATGGCCTATGCTACTGAATTTGTTGAATTAGAATCTACATCAGGTAAGTTTACTAGCATTGAACTAAAAGGATTCCTAGCTGGAGCTTTAAGCAAAGTATCTAAGTCTTTAATTAACAATTCTCAGTTTGCAATAGTGCCTTTTGTTATAAATGCTATGGCAGATTCTATATCTAAGTGGATTGAAAATGAATTACTAAACGGAACTACTAGCAAGGTAGAAGGACTTTCTACAGTTACACAAAAAGTAACAGCTGTAAGTGCGACTGCATTAACAGCAGATGAACTAATAGATCTACAAGAAACAGTTCCAGATGTTTACCAAGGCAATGCTATTTGGGTAATGAATAGAGCTACTAGAAAAGCTATTAGAAAGTTAAAAGACGGGGACGGAACTTATCTATTACAAAAAGACTTTAATGCTAAATGGGGATACACACTATTAGGTAAAGATGTTTATACATCAGACAATATGGCTGGAATGGCTGCTGGAAAAACTGCAATATTCTATGGTGATATGAGTGGACTAGCTGTTAAATTATCAGAAGATGTATCTATAGAAGTATTAAGAGAAAAATATGCTACTCAGCACGCTGTAGGAGTTGTAGGTTGGATTGAAATAGATTCTAAGATAGAAGATGCACAGAAGATAGCTAAGTTGGTAATGAAAGCAGTATAGGAGGTAGGATATGAAAATAAAAGCACTGGTTAGTTTTTCTGGTGTTTTTTCTATGTATAAAGGAGAAGTAAAAGAGTACGATAATGAACATGTACTTAATGATCTTCTCCTTGCGGGATATATAGAAGAAGTAAAAGATAAAACTAATAAAGCCATAAAGAAGGCTGATAAAAAATGAAATTCACAGAAGTAACAATAGATGAAGTGAAAAATTATTGTAGAGTAGATTATGATGATGATAACATTTTATTTACTGCTATACTAGATGGTGCCAAGGCTCATGTAAGAACATATACTGGTTTGAAAGATGATAAACTGGATACTTTACCTGATACTACTATTGCTTTGTTAGTTATATCTAATGAAATGTATGATAACAGAGAGGGAACAAGAAATGACAATAAGTCGGTTAAATTTAATGAGGTCCTAGACCGAATACTAGGCAGTCATTCTATAAACTTACTTTAAGCAGGTGATTAAATGAGATATAGAAATAAACTAGAATTATATGGAAGTAGTCTAGTAGAAAATGAGTTAGGAGAACTATCAAAAGATTTTGGAAAAATTAAAGATGTATATTGCGAGATAATTCCTAGTCATGGTGGAGTAAAATCTATTGGTGGTACTGAAGTAGAAGAAAGCTTTACTATGCAAAGAATATTTATAAGAAAGAAAAGCATAAAAGAGCCTAAGATAGATATGTATTTCAAGGATAGCTTAGGCTGTAAGTATGAAGTATTAGACTTTTTCCCAAACTATAAAAACAATGCAGAATGGGAATTTAGGACTAGAATAAATTATGAGTAGGTGAGAATATGGCTAAGTTTGATTTTAGTGAATTAACAAAGTTTGAAGAAGACTTATTAGAGCTAGCAAAGGATCTAGATAAAGGTAAGCATGCTAAAAAATTCTTAAGGAATTCAGGTAACAAATTAAAAAGAAGAACAGTTAATGCTGCTAAATCAAAAACTAACAAAAGGACTGGAAACCTAATAAAAGGAATTAAAAGAGGCAAGCCTTATAAATATTATGTAGATGGGAGTATGGCAGTGAGAGTTTACCCAGGAAGTCCAGCTTTTCATGCCCACTTAATAGATAGAGGACATAGGATTGTAGATAAAAATGGTAAAGAGCATGGGTTTAAGCCTGGTGTTCATTTTTTCGAAGCAGGTGCAAAGGAATATGAAGGCCAATATTATGAAGATACTCAGAAGTTTATAGATGATTTATTAGATAATCACTTACTTTAGGATGTGATAAAAATAGTTAAATATATAGATATCCACAAAGCAATAGTAAAAAGAATAAGAAGTAAATTTTCAAAAATAGTTTTTAGTACAGATATTGAGAAGGCGATACAAAGACCTTCTTTTTTTATCGACTTCGACAATATAAAAGCTACTGATTTTATGAATGAAGCTCAAGATAGAAACTTAACTGTAAGAATATATTATTTTTCATCTACAATAGATAAAAACAAGAGTGAATTGTTAAAAATGCAAGATGATTTAATAGAATTATTTCTAGAAAACAACTTTTTAACTGTAGATAAAAATATTAATATTGAAATTGATGAACTAGACTTAAGTGTAGTTGATAAAGTTTTACATTGTTATTTTGATATAAAAATATCTGAGAATTACAGAAGAGACAAAGGTTCAATAGATACTGGGGGAAATATAGTGATAGACCCTATAACGGGTGAAATTATACATCCTGATAGTAAAGATCTAATGCAAGAATTAGAGTTAAAAGAAAAGGAGTGATAGTTTATGGCGGATTTAGGAATGCCGAGCATAGATATTATCTTTACTGGATTAGGTGCAAGTGCAGTTCAAAGAAGTCAAGGCGGTAGAACAGCGGTACTTATAATTAAAGATGATACAGATAACACGTTTACATTTAATGAGTATATAAGTATTGATGATTTGACAAACTTAGAACAAGCTAAATATACACCTGGAAACTTGCAATTTATTAAAGATGCACTTGGAGGAACACCTAAAAAGTTAGTAGTCGCTAGAATGGATGAAACTTTAGGAGTATTAGCTGATTTATTAACAGATATAAAAGGCAAGGTTGAGATGAATTGCTGGATAGGGGTAGCTGATGGAACTCAACAAGAGCAAGATGATTTAGTAAGTTTTGTTACATCTAATAATGAGTTGAATAAAAAAAGATACAAGGCTTTAGTCTACAAAGCTACATCTTCAGATGATAAACATATAGTTAACTTTACAAATGAAGGTGAAGAGGGATCTATAGCTTATCTATTAGGATACTTAGCTGGATTATCCTTGGATATAAGTTCTATTGCTAAGGTTCTAAAAATGAAGTCGGTAATAGAACCTGCTGATTTAGGTGTAGCTATAAATAATGGTGAGTTCATACTTTACAATGATGAAGGAGAAGTAAGGGTCGCAAGAGGAATTAACTCACTTGTAACAACAGGACAAGGTGTCACTGATGATATGAAATTCATCCTCATAGTGGAAGTCATGGATATGATTTATACAGACATTTATACTACCTGGAAGAAGTTTTATAAAGGTAAATATAAGAACTCTTTAGACAATCAAATGTTATTAATCGGTGCTATTAATAGTTATTTTACAGCGCTTGAAGATGACTTGTTACTAGATCGTAATTTTGATAATAAATCTATGATTGATGTAAATGAGCAAAGACTTGCCAATATCCCAAAATATGGCGAAACAGAAGTAGCTAAATGGGACAATGATAAAGTTATGGAAATGACATATGGAACTAATGTATTTTTAACTGGAAATATAAAAATATTAAATGCAATGGAAGACTTTAAATTTAAAATATCTATGTAGAAGGGAAGTGATTAAATGTCTAATAAAGGAAATCAATATTGGAACGGTTCAAATGGAAATCTCTGGGTTAATGATAGTGAGTGGGACAAGGTAAAATCTTTTGAAATTAAAATGGCGTTAGAGTGGGAGGATATACCTGATGGCCTAACTACCGAAAGAATGTTGCTGGGATAGATAGTGTCAAGTTACTTTGGGTTTTATAAATAAAAGTATCCCAATATATTAAATATTAATTCTAAGCTCCTCTAAGAGACTTAAGTATAGTATTTAAGCCACTATTTCTACCATCTGACAATATGGGTATATTTCCAATTACTTCATTTGCTGTTTTTGATATTATC